TATCCAGCCTTTATTAATTTCATTTTTTTCTAACTTAATTTGTGTTTCTGCCTTCTTCTCTAATGCACTACCCAAATTTCCAGTTGGTTTATCACTTCCAAAGTTTTGATGTATAATTGTTAATATATGACATTCTTTTTTTGCAGTCCAAGTCATAATCTTTTGTACAACAGAATTAGTTTCTGTCATTGAATTTACATCATTTAATAAATCTGCTACACCATCAATAATAACTAATCCTATTTTATCATCATTAAATTTATCAAACAGTATGTAATCAATAAATTCTACTCTTTCAGTTGGTGTCATTGGTCTTAAAGCGTAAGTATGGTAGTTTACATCTGATTGCAGCTCATTCATTATTACTGGTCTGCGAAATACTTTCTGACAATGAAATTTACCTTGCTCTGTATCAAAATGTATTATCTTTCTACCTCTTCTATGTCCTTTTATAGTACCAGTATATTTGTTACCTCCACTTTGATATGCTGATACAAGTAAACTTATAAAAAATGATTTACCTACTTTTGGAAATGCTTGTACAAAACTAAAGTTTCCATCTGTGCCAATTGGTATTGGGTACTCTATTTCATTACCCTCAACATCTTTATCTATGTAAGAACCACAACTAAGTGATACTGGAGGGTATTTAATAACTTCTGATATATCTACATTTGCATCTTCTTCAAGCAACTGCATTAACATTCTATGTTCTTCTATTTGCTCATTCGTTTTTGTTTTTTGCGTCATCTATGTATTTCTGTATTTTTGTTTTATAATATTTACCAAGTACATTATCATTTAAGAATTTATCATTTTCTAAAACGTTTTCTGTAAATTGTAACTTAGTTTCATAATAGCTCATCATTGTCTTGTTGTAGCAAATGTATACAATTTCTCTGTAACAATCTTCAATCTTCCATTTTTTACTTTCTGCATTGCTTCCAGTGTACTTGATCCAGTTGCTTTCAACATAATCTACTCTTTTACGTTTATAACCTTTTAAAGGTGGTCTAGTACGTTTATTAAGAAGTATCTTTTTACCAATGTAAACTTGTTCAGTTCGTCTGTTAAGTATTCTGTAAACAAACCCAATTGCATCTGCTGGTAAATCTTCTCTTGATTTTATTCTTTGTCCTTTATAGTTCCACATATAAAAAGTTTTAACTAAGTGTATAACACATTAAAACGCACAATAACATTGACTCTACAGATAAAATAATTCCTTTGGTGGTTTGGGTAGCTTTTGCCAGTATTCAACATCACCTTTTAAGGTAGTTTCCCACATATCTAACCACTCCTTACCGTCGTAGTAGCACATTTTAATATAGCAGTTGTCCATAAAACACAAATAACTACCTTCTTTTTTCGGTATCTCTTTTATCCAATCCATAATTTTTCTCTTCTTATACTCAGCGTTAATAAAAAAAGGAGGCTTTTACACCTCCCAATATAATTAAAATGGCAAGTCATCTGCTGCAACTGGTGTTGCTTTTTCTGCCTTTGCTTCTGACTTTTGAACAAAAGATTGTAAGTCATCTGATGCATAATAGATTTTACCATTAGCAACATACTTTTTCTTTTCTCCATTCTCTCTCTGTTCTTTTGTTTGAGGAATTGTAAAAGATACATTCTGCCCGTAGTTACCTTCTTCAAAAATAGAAAAGTTTAACTTCAGCTTCTTTAACTCTTTTCCATCTTCCCCTTTCTTTGCAACTAATTCTCTTTTTGCATTGTAAGTTAAGATGTTTTCAAAATACTGAGAAAGTTTTTTAATTGTGTCAAGTTGTAACTCAACGTCTCCTAATAAGTAAGGTTTTTTTGCACTCATAATTTTAATTTTAATTTATAATCCAGTTGTTATTTTATTATCCATCACTTCTATAATATGTCTAAAAGTGCTTCTTTCTTGTTCGCCAGTTACATCTACTCCATTAATAAAGAATCTGTAATGGTCTTTCTTGTCTGTTGGTCTTAATTCAAAGTTGTTCATATTTATTTAGTTAATAGTTCTTTTACTTCTTTTGATATTCTGTACTTTTCTTCAACTTTAGAAATGTTACCTCCACCTTTTAAGTATGTTTGTACTTTCTTAAATTCAGCAGTACCTTTGTTTAACCAACTCTTTTCAGTTGATTTAGCACCTTTTCCGTGTGTGTTTGTAGAATCTGCATCTTTTGTATCATCAATCAAAAATAATCCATTTAAGGCATACTTTCTTGCATAAGATGAACTACTACCAAAACTTTGTGCTATGTCCATTCCTTTTCTGTTTGGGTCTATTCCAGCTTGTGCTTTAGTATGTACTGAATCTTTACCATCAGATATAAATACTATTGCTTCAACAAACAATACACCACATACCTCTCTTACTTCATCAGAGATTGTTAATGTACATTTGTGTTTATCCAGTAAAGGTTTTACTGCTTCTAGGATATCTTCACAACTTCTATAGTTGTACTTTCCAAAATTGTTCCTTTGGTTTTTTGGTGCTTTTAATTCTGCTTGAATCTTTCTTAATTTTTCCATTTTTATTTATTTAATTATTATTTACAAATATAGTTTTTATTTTTAAAATACCAACATTAAAACGTTGGTCAACAGTTAATAAAGAACATTAAAACGTTCTTTATCTTAGTGTTATATAACATATTTTTTAAAAGGGCAGCCACTGTTATGTGTTTACTCATACTTAAAATATTGTTAATTGGCTCTGTGCTATTCTTAAACGTTCTTTTGCATCTGTAAAGTATTGTTTATCTATTTCGCAAGCGGTCAAATTATAACCTAAATTATGGCACGCTATTGCAATACTTCCACCACCTAAATGAGTGTCTAAAATCTTAAAACCTTGTTCAGCGTTATTCATCAGTAACCATTCATATAATTGCACTGGTTTTTGCGTTGGGTGTATTTTGTTTCGTTCTTTCAAAACGCTTAAAGTCCACATCTTTGCAGGTTTTTGTAAACTTGACCAAGCCATTTCACACATTGCTAAACTAAAATCGTGAGGTTGCTTTTTATCCCATATAAAAAAACCTTGTGATGGTGGTAAATCAAAATAGTTTCCACCCCAAATAATTTGGTTTTTACTAACTCTAAATAGTTCATCAAAGTATTCTTTTGTAGGTATTTCATTATCCCAATCTTTTTTAGTATGTTGCTGTCTTACAGGGTTGCTACTTATACCAATTCCATAAGGTGGGTCTACTATTGCTAAATCAAAAAAGTTATCTTCATATCTTTTCATCATTAACATATTATCTTCATTTGTAATTGTAATCATATCTGTATGTATTTTATTTTTTTCAAAAATAATTGCCCTTTTAAAAAAAACGTTAAATAACACCGTATATAGTTCATTTGCGAAAAGCAAACGAAACCATATACAAGTACGTTACTCTAAAGTTGCATTTAACTTTATTATATTTTTAACTCCATTTGATTCTTTTACTTGGTAGTTAATTAACACATCTGTTATGTTAGGGTCTTGTTCTGTATGCATTTCAATTGTGTTTTTTAATGCTTCCCAAAGTGATTGATTTACTTTCATAATTTATTTTGTAAATCTAAAATCTTTTGTGTTAATTTTAATGGACTAATTTCTCTCCATTTACCTCTTGGGTGTGTTCGGTAGTGTAATACTCCATTAATTATTTTTTCTGCGTAATACATAATATTTGTTTTAATTATTAATGTTAAGCAAATCTAAATATAAAAAGCATATAAAAGTGTTAAAGAAATGTTAAAATTAAAAAAGAGAGCCTTTTTACAAGCTCTCTAATTAAAACAAAAATAAAAGGGAAAAGAATTGCAAAATGATATATTCAAAGATAAACTTTATTTAATTAGTATAAAAAATTAGTTATTAACAGAGGTTGCAATTAAATAGAACTCCAAAAACCTATATTTATTTTTAATACTATTTACTTGTTTAATTAAATACTTATGATATCTATTTTTAGGTATGAAGTAATTTATACAAATACTTAAATACTTACTTAAAAAAATGCGAAGTTATATATTTATTTTTAAATAAAAAAGTGTTTACTTAATTTTTCTTATTTTTTCTAATGTTCTTGCTCCAAAGTAACCTCCATATACAAGCATTAGTAAGTTACCAAGTAAAGATATCCATTGCTGGTCTATTTTAAAGCTATCTAAAGAACTATCTAATATTACATAAGCAAACATACTTAACGTTAAAAAAGCAAGGCTTAGTGGTCTTATATTCTTTGTAATATATGATTCTGCTTTGTTGTCTGATTCCCAACGTTTAGTAATTTCTTGCATTTCCATTACGTCTTGTTCTAAATCAGCTAACATAGTTTCTTTGTCTTTTACTGGTATGTCTTTATCTTTTGATATTGCTTTTATTACATCTATTGGATTACCTCCATCAATAGCAGCAACTATTGTTTCTCCTAAAGGTATATTGTTTTTTACAACACCTCTCCAGAGGTTACCAAAAAATGTACCCTTGCCACCATTCTTTCTTAATTTAGGATTGCTCATTAGAATAAAATATTAATTAAGTGAAATAAACAAGGTAAAATAGTATAAATAAAGTCTTGAACTTCTGGTGTACCTTTACCTAAAAAATCATCATAAACAACTTCTTTTATAGCTGCTACAAATACAACAATAGATATAGATACAAGTGTATTAAATACAAGTAATGATAAAAACAATATAACACTACCAACAAAGAAGTGTAGTAGTTTATCTTTTGGTATTTTATTTAATAAGTCCATATTACGTTTTGTGTTTTGTCTAAATCTAAATCAACGTGAATAAATGTATCTGCTATTCCTATTCTTGTAAATCCAACTTCAATAAGAGCTTTAACTATCTTAAATCTTGTTATACTATCTGTTGCTTTTATATCTACTGCTAAACCTTTAATATGGCTTGAACTAGGGTTCTTAATAGATAAAGGATGTTCTGGACTTCTGTACGCACTATTTATTACAAAAGGTATTCCAGCAAACTCTCTTGCTTCGTCTAATACAAATAAAAAGTCTTTATTCATATTATTTTCAATCTCGCTAAAGTATTTACTCATTAATCAAATATGTTTATAGCTTTTAAAACCATCCCTCCAATAAAGGTTAGTATTGTTACAGTTACTGCAATTTTACCAGCAGTTACTTTTCCTTTTAATTCTATGTCATCTACTCTTTTTGAGACTTCTGCAACTTCATAAACTAAACCTTTTTTGTCTGTCTTTTCATCGTTCTCTAAGATGTCAGATATACGTTGATTAAATAGTTCTTGTTTGTTAAAGAAGTTAGATAAATCAGCAGCTAGTCTAAATTGCATCTCTGCCATAGTTTTCTGCTCCTCTCTTATTTCTGATATTATTTCTTTTTGAGTCATATCTTTATTTATCATCGTCTCTTTTATATCCATAAAACATATGTGCAGCAGAGCCATTTGGATAAACTCTATATTGTTCTAAATTTAATTCATCTGTACTCATAACATCATAAGCATAACCAGGATAATAAATAGGATGCTCTGGGTCTGTTGTAGCTTGTGGATTAATAACTTTTCCAATATCAACAACACCTTTTGTTCCGTTTATGTATTGCATTGATGTAACACCTTCTTCTGTTACTTCTTCCCAAACGTTGTTATCTATTAAGATTTGTTTGCCTTGTTGTTCTGTATCAAAAACTAATTTGTATATGTGCATTTTATATTGTTGTTAAAGATTGTAA